GGTGGACTTTTTTGACAGGTGCATGTGCGTCCCGGAGCGACGGTGGGCCCTGTTCGTCGAAGGTGGCCAGGGGAGGGTGAGGCTGATCATGCGTCCTCTTTTTCGATACATTTGCGCAGAAGAGACTTCGGGAGCATGTCATCCGGCAAGCCATCCACGTACTCGTCAAGCCCCAATAGAGCTGCATGAACTTTCTGCGGATCACACCCATCGCGGACAATGAGAGTCAGGGCGTCAATGAACACCCTGCATTTTCGTGCTTCAAAATTAGATTTTTGAACGGAAAAGTAACAAGCCCCGGATGACATGGAAAACTTGGAATCTTCCTCTCCTCGTGCCGGCCACGAGACAAGAGCGACATCCCCTCCAGGATTCCAGCAAATCATCGTGTTTGTCAGGTCAGCCATTTTTCCCCCCTTTGATTTTTTCATTCCCAAAAAACAGCCTCGCCCGCCCCCTCTATAGAGCCTAAGAGGCTCTTATAAGGGGGCACCCCCCCTGGTAACCGCTAGACCGCATAAAACCTCAATTTCCGCTTCCGTTCCCAGCGTTCCCAAAACAAAAGCCGGTGCCGCTGGGAACGCGTTTCGTGCTACGATTCAGATACATTTTCAAATTCTCCGATCTCTAAAATGCCAACGCCAATGGCGAACGGTCCGCCAGGGACATCCAGCCACTGTTCGACGGAACCGCCCTTGGCCGGACGATATTTATCGATTCGCTTCGCATCAAGAAGAAGCCGACCAAGACGGGTAAGCGCCCCTTTCCCGATTTCGCGCAAGCTTTTGGGCAAACGCTCACGTTTCTCAAAGAGCCCCTGTTTCCCGGTGTGCTGGAACGGATGCCCTTGCACCGCAGCGCTGGCAATAGCTTCGACCAGGAGATTCATGAGGCGTTCCTCTTCCTGGTGCTTAATGCGCTGCGCCGCATCATCCATGCAGACGAGTAGGCCGATATCGTTTCTGATGAAGACCTTTTCGTCTTCATCGCCACCGAAGTTGGACTTGGCCAATCCGCCGCGCACGATGCGCCCCCTGGAGTATTCGACGCCCATGTGCTTGCAGATCGTTTTGGCCTTTTGATCCTCTTCGGGCCAGAGGACATAGGCTCCTCGGCCGTGGTCAACAAATCCGGCGCTGCCTGAAATCGCATTCCTGGCGTCGTCGAGGTTTTTGATCTTGTTACGCAGTTTGTTCATGTGGTGGATGCCGAGTACCAGGGCCCCGCTTTGTCTCGCGAGGCAGGTGAAGTTCCCCATAACAAAGGCGCCAACATTGCGGTCGTTGAGGTCGGCCAGGACGAAACAGGAAAGGGGATCGATAACCACGAGTTTAGGCCTGATAGCCTTTATTTGCTCGGATATCTCCGCCCAAAAGACGGTCGTCTTGAGCATTCCTCTTTCGGACGTGACAAGGGCTGTCGGTTCATCCAGATCCGGCAAGCAGATCGCGTAAAGGTCCTCTGGGAATTCGCCGAACATGCTTTCTGCCCGGCGGTGGACTTCATCCATATCGTCCTCGGCGGCCAGCATGACCACGGGGCCATGGTCCACGAGTTGATGCCCGAAGAAGAGGGAGGAACTATTCAGGTCGATACCAGCTTGCGGCGGGGGACTGGCCACATGCAGGGCCAAGTTGAGGGTCAGTATCCCCTTACCTGTCCCCCCGGGAGCGGCAAGGATCATCGCAGAACCGAGGGGGAGGACATCCTGGACCAGCCATTGCCGGACGGGTGCCTTCTTCCCTGAAAGCCTGGACATGCTCCAATCGCGTATCCTGACGCTGTACCCTTTAACCTGGACCCGGACCGCATCCGGACCTTCCAGGGTGTACAGGTCGTTAAAGTCTTTGGGGTGGGTGGAGAGATCGTTAAACTCGGGCCAAACTACGGATACGGACGCACCGATTTTGCTGGCCGCTTTTTGCGCGCTTTCCACGCCGACGTTTTTGGGGACTCCGTTGATTGTGGTCCATCTGTCGTTGTCGGCGGCGAAGATCATTTTCGCTGCCGGGAAAACCTCCTTTGCGGCCAACCCGGCCGCCTCAAGATTCCCAGAGGTGAAGGCGATAAAGACGGTCTCACCGGTTGCCATGTGGAGACTCGCCCCGGTCGCGTAGCCCTCGCACACGTACACCGTCCTGGACGCATCAGGCGACGACGACGTGATGACGTGGAAAAGACCGGAGTTTGCCTGACCGGACATGAACCGTTTCTGACCGTCTGGCAGAATACGCTGCAATCCCCGTACTTCGCCGCGGCTATTGTACATGGGGATAAGCAGCTCACCACGCTGATCGACACGGACGCCGAAAGCCGCGACCCCTTTCCTCGCAAGGTAGGGGTGTTCCGTGGCCTCGACAGCCGCCTCGAAAATTTGGTTGGCGCGAGAGGCAGCGGATTCGGCGTCTCTCACGCGTTCGGCGGTGGCCACTTCTTTGGCCCGGCGCCAGAAATCTTTGACGGCTGCGATTTCTTCGCGGCTCATCTCGTAGTTGGCTTTGCAGCACCACGTTTCGGACACGTCATGTTTCCAGGAGCCAAAGGCCCCGGAAGGTGTGCCATCCGGATAGAATACCGCCCACCCGGTGCGCTTTCCGCGCGCCTCATCGGGCAGGTCAAACCGGTGCAACCGGCCATCCGGGATGATCTCCGGTCGGCCGAGGCCTGCGGCGGCAATGGCATCGCGGAACGCCTCAATGGCGCTGCCGATGGATGCCGGCCGGGTTTGTGGCTGTGGCTCATCCTGGCGCGCGTATTGGTTGAGGTCGATCACGCGCCGGGGTTGCCCTATGGAGTTACCCTCCGAGACGTGGGTCATGCTGATGCTACCCTCAGGCCAGCACGCCTACAACCATACAAGTCAGCCGCCAACCGGCGACCCATCCAGCGTGTGTGCGGCTTCCCAACACCGTTGCCGATGATTTTGTAGCGGGGGCTGTCGGCCAGTTCGATACGGCGGCCGTCGTCGTCGATACCCCAGGCCGTGTAGCCGTCCTCCAACCCCATCAAGCGCTCGCACTCGACGGGCATGAGGCGACGGACGGCACGCATCGCCAGCACGTGCGGCTTGTCGCCGCCGCCTTTACTCGCCCGCATGGATGGGCAACACTCGCCGGAGAGTTCCGCTGTGCCGCCACCGGCGCGACCGCGCAGAGAGACGGCAACAGGGTTCGTCGCGCCCAAGGCCGGAGACAGATCGGAGGTGCTGGCGCACTGGGTGCCGGAAAGGTTCCCTGGGAAGGCGATGGCGGGGGCATGTGCTCCGGCGGCCAGGGGATGGCACGGGTCGCCGGCTTTGGGATTGGAGTAGTTCGCACGGGACGTCACCTGCGTCGTGTCGAAGCAGATGGGCACCAGCGGTGTTCCGCGTCCCGTGCCGTCTTCGGAGGCGTCGAAGCCCTCGCCGCGTAGGGAATGGGTGATGAGCGTGTCGCTCTCGAAATCGAGGCGGTAGCCGCTGCCGGTCTCATTGCAACCCAGGCGGGCGGCTACCTCTACTGGCCTTGATGTGTTATTTCCACCGAAAGCGACGAGGTTGTCTTCCCCGTCCCCGCGATCACAGCCTCGAGCGCTGCCCGTAATTGCTCGGGCAACACCTTTCCGCGCCGTTCCGCGCGTCGGAGGATTCCAGCGCAGGCCTTCGGGCTCAAAAAGTATTGCGGCGGCACGTTCCCAACCTCCAGAATGTCCGACAACGAACACACGGCGGCGTCTTTGGGGCACTCCGAAGAACTGAAGGTCCAGAATTCGGTACGCGATCCCGCTCCACCGCCGAGCCATTTCCCGGAGCACGGTCCCAAAATCCCGGCCTTCGTTGCTCGACAGGGCTCCGCCGACATTTTCCCAGATTGCGGCAGGAGGTGGCGAATCCATCTCGTCAACGACCCGCATCGCCTCAAAAAAGAGACCGCTGCGCGCCCCTGCAAGCCCGGCCCGTCCTCCCGCGACGGAGAGGTCCTGGCAGGGGGAGCCGAAAAAAAGAACGTCAACTGGCGGGATATCATGGCCGCGCAACTCCTTGATGTTGTGGTGTATAACCGCCCGGGGGAAGTGGCGGCGATAGACGGCGCGGGCCTTCCGATCGATCTCGCAAGCCGAGACGACCTCAAATCCGGCTTCCTCAAGCCCGGCGTCAGCTAAGCCGCCACCGGAAAAGAGTGAGGCGGCGGACAGGGGAGTATCGGGGATGTTCATGCCCAGCACTGCTCCGACCAATCACAGTATTTGCATTCCCACCTGGAGGCGTCGGCCATCCCGCGCGGCAACATTTCGCCGGCATCGGAGGCAAGCAGGATGCGCGAGGCCCGGGCCAATAACGCTTGGTGTGCGTCAGGCTCGTATGGCACCAGCTCGTGGTGCATCTCCATGGTGTCGGCGTTGAGGCTCGTGAACAACCCCTGGGGCAAACGCATCTCGCCCATGTAGAGCTGCATCTGGCCAAAATAGCGGGGATGGGCCACGCGGAGCTTGTCCTTTTTGGATTTGCTCCAAGACTTGTTGTTGAGGCATTTGCACTCCCAGACGGCTGGCAGCGGCACAGGCACCGGCCCGTCGCCGCGCCACATGACCAGCGCGCCGTCCGCGTGCCCCTTCACCCGGCCGCCCAGGGTTTCGAACGCCCATTGTTCCCTCGTGTCCGGATCGTGATCAAGCAGCACGAACCCGGAGGCCTTGAGGAGCGCAATTGCGTAATCCTCGGCCCAGCGGCCCCGGTCGAAGCAGCGCAATACGCGCGGGGGGAACCCCTTGCCCGGATCGGTGGGGACAAGCATGTGCTGGTACTGGATCGCCCGCTCGCAGGAGCCGCCCAGGATTGATGCGCCGAGGTAATCCCGGGGCTTCTCGGCGTTCCTGGCCGCCAACATGGCGCGGTCGATGCGGTCGTTGATGCGGTCGCACAGGGCCGTTGATGTGCCGTTAAGGTCGATCATCCTATGTATCTCCACCGATCCTCGGAAAATGGATCATTTGCCAGAGTAGGGGCTTCAATGTTTGGGTAATTTGGAAATTTCTGCGCGTCTTTCGCCGCCCGTTCGGCCGCGAGGGCCTTTTTGTGGCAGTCCCAGCACACGCCGCCCTTATAGAGCGTGACCCTGGCGGTCGGGTTGCATCCTGGAGTTGAACAAATGCCGAGGTGAGTGCTCATCGCGCGACCTCTTCTTTGTATGCTGCCGTCGCTTGTCGGATTTCTCGGATAGCCGCACGTTCACACGATTCAACTGTTTGGATCGGGTCGCGGCGTCTGATTGATTGGCAATGCTCAACGATTGCCGGAGGGATATCCAAGAGCTCATCTTGGATAGGCTTCCCTTCGGGCTGGCAATCGGCGTCTGGGGTGGCCAATTCCATGCCCACTATTTTGGCTAACTCGGCAATTTGAGTTCGGCAGGCCTCTGTTTCTCCGGCCTCAACCATTTTGTGAAACAGATCTCCCAATCTATCGAGGGGGTTTCGTTGTGAGTCCCCGGCAGCATGGGGATTTACTGCCCAACGACTTACCTGGGATTTCTCCACACCGAAGATGCGCCAGAACGCACCAGAACCAAGAATATCCCGTGATAAAGAAAAGAATTCCCACGATGAGATAGGGATATCAGGTGTCATACTCCCCTGTCGCTTACTCATCACAATGATATCCTCCAGGTATGGAAACCATGGATGTGACTATCGAGAGGGACGCCACCGGGTTGCTGTTGACGATGCCCATCATTGCGTTGGCTATGCAGCGTGAGCGCGGGTATCTCGCCGGAGTTGCTTCGGCCGATATAAACCGCATGACGCTTGAGCGCTGGGATGGCGGCATCTTGTGGCGCGTGGCGCTGCCCGTGGGGGACTGTGGCCATGTGCCCGAATAAGTGCAAAAACTGCGTCCACTGGCCCAACACTGTGCCCATCAACGATGGCCGGCGCATGTGCCTGCCCGGGGCCAGGATCGTTAGGGGCGACACCGAGGCAGGGGAATGCTTCACCCGGCTGGTCATTGCCGAAGATTCATCCAGATCATCGGAACGCAAATCATGATGCCCGTTGCCATGCCGGCCAGAATCCACCAAATTCCACAGGTCCAGAGCGGACAGTCTACTTCCATAAATTTTCCCCAGGGAGGCTACATAGACAGCGGTCATCGGGGGGCCTGCTGAAGGCAATGGTGACGGACGGAGGGCGAAAATCCGGGCAGACAGAGGGACATAATTAGCGCCCGAAGAGGGCCAGACATGCGGCCCGTACGCCGGACATAGCGGTAGTGGGCAGGCGTTATTCCAAGAGCTCTCGCGGCTGCCGAATGCGATCCGAATTTTTCAAGGAGGAGTTCGTCGTACGGTTTCATGACGGTCATACTAGAAGATAATCCTCTAGTTGGTCAAGAGGGAATTCTTTCTTCCCCTTCAAGACCGACACTGGCACAAAATAATTTATGAAAATAGATCCGGCAGTATTTGAACGCTGTTTTGTCGAATTTATCGCAAAGACGGCAAAGGACAATAAATGGAGTCAGAGACGGCTGGCTTTCGCGGCATTCGGAGAAGAACCAGCCTCTGAAGTGAAATGGCGTGCAATAAGAAATGAAGGGCAAAGGTTAACAATATCTGAAGCTGTGCAGTTATTGAATGCTTTAAATCTAGAATTCGACTCGTTCGCATTTAGGGCATTGGAGCATTATAAGATGAAAAGAAATCCTCAGAAACACCAAGATCAAAACCGTGCCTCAGGATAATTAAGTGATGGCTATATTTTTTTGCATAGTCTGATATGGCAGAGAGATGGTATATGCGGAAAAAATGTATTTTTTTTATTATAATATTTTTCATTATGTCAGTAGTATATGTAGAAAATTGCCACGCAAGAAGAAGAGGAAAAGGTGGGCATGGAGGGGGGCATAAAACCGTATGGGTTGCCAAGCCTAATCCAATGCCAGGTCAAGTTAGTCAAGGTCAAGTTAGTCAAGGAGTTCCGGTTGCTGAAGATTACGAACGGATAAATGTTGAAAAACCTGGATGTTCTGGATTTCGATCTGAGTATTATATAAAATCGCAATATGGATCAATAAAGCGATGCGAATGTTGTGGGGCCGTAATGTTGACGAACAAATTATGCCAATGCCCTAATTGCCGAGATTGATGGGAATGCCTATGTTCTTGGCGTGAGGTATCCATTATGACCCTTCTTTTTGACGAGACAAAAACCTTGGAAAAGGCCGTAGGCGAAGAAGCCACCAGGGCCATCCTTACCATCGTTGAGGCTTCCAAGAATGAGGCAGCTACCAAGGCAGACCTGGAGATAGGCCTGAAGGCCCTCGAAGTCCGCCTCGTCGAGAGTATGGCGGCCTTCAAGTCCGAAACCATTAAATGGGTGGCGGGGCTGCTGGTTGCGCAGTCCGCTATTATTGTCGCCCTGGTGAAGCTGCTTGTAAAATAGTCTCCACCCTCTCTTCCCGCCTGCAGAGCCCGCCCCGTGCGGGCTTTTTTTGTGCCTTCCGCTCCCCTTGTGGCGTTATTTCCGATCCTAGATAGAAGTATATCCTCTAATTTAATATTGACTGATAGAAGAATCTCTTCTAGTTTGTACCCAACGCAACGCACACCACCCCCGAACACACCGCGCCCACGGGCCGGGAGCCACTAGGCGGGAGGTGAGGCGGCCAGCCCCGGGCTGGGCACAGACCAGACGCAGACGGCCGGATAGCCGGGATGACGAGCCGGGCAAAGCCAGGACGCTCCCAAGGGACGGCAAAACGCGGACGGAATGGAACCAGGACGGGGACGGCAGAGACGGAAGAATTTTTGATTATCGAGCTTGGGCCGGATGGCTGCGGCGCTGAGAAACCGAAAGGGGCGAAGAAGCGCGGACGTACATAACCAGGACCGGTGCACAGGATTCTGGATCGTCGCCCACGGCAAAACCGTGGAGCCAAGCCCGGCCGGCCATCCGCCCCAAGCTCGAGTTCCCCAACCCCAAAGAGGAGACCGGCCATGTGCAAGATCATGCGACGACGCGCAAAGACGCGGGCGAACCGGCAACGTCGCCGGCGGGCGAGGAGGGGACAGGTATGAGCATCACAATCACGGGCAACGTCGATGCACGGCATGAACGGGTTTTCGAGCAACTCACAACAGCGTGCCTTTTGGCTGATCTGCACTGGAAAAACTACACGGTCGCCCTGCGGTTGGGGTTGATCCCCGCCGGGCGCTTCCCGGACGAACCCAAACCACACGGCCAGTCGGCCGCGTAAGGAGCAACACCATGTCGGCCCAAGCAAGTGTTCTGCTGCATATGCCAGAACCGGAAGCCGCCGCCCTCATTCGCGAAGGTGCGGAGCTGAAAGAAACCATCCTGCAGGATGAATCCCGGCTTCGGGAGATCAACCTTCGGCTGGCCGAGATGGCCACCTTCTCTGAGGGGAAAAAGACGGCCACGGTCCTTGGTGCCGGGCTCAAGGCCAAAGTGCAGTTGAAGTCGTACGTCAAGTTCGACCAGGAGAAGGTCGCCATCGCCCGGTTGGAGATGGGGGATTTTGATTTTTCCCGCGTCTTCACCTGGACGTTCAAGCCGCGTTCGCAACGGGATTTAGACGGCTTCCTCGCTCACGGACAGGCCGAACACGTCAAGCTCGTCCGCGACGCCATGACAATCACCCCTGGCGCTCCGGCCGTCACCTATGAACGGATCGAGGATTAGAGCCATGACGTTCGAACTCTCCAATATCGTCTCGGCGTCCGCCGAGTTCAGGCCGCAAAAGATTTTGGCCTACGGCGTCCAGGGCCTGGGGAAAACGACGTTCGGCTGCACCTTCGAATCGCCCATCCTCCTTCGGATCGAGGATGGCGCCGCCGCCATCGACGTGCCGACTTTCCCGCAACTTGTCGAAACCTACGGGCAACTTTGCGAGGCCATCCAAGCCTTGCACGGGGAACATGCCTTTAAAACCCTCGTAGTCGATTCCCTGGATTGGATCGAGCCGCTTCTCTGGGCCGAGACCTGCCGGCGGCTCGGAATCGATTCCATCGAAAAGGCTGGCTACGGCAAAGGGTACGTCGAGGCGGATGCCGAGTGGCGCACGGTGCTCGGCGGATTTGATTCCCTGCGGCTCAACCGCGGCATGGCAATCGTTTGCGTCGCGCACTCCGAAATCAAACGCCACGAACCGCCGGACGGCGATCCTTACGACCGCTACCAAATCAAGCTCCATAAGCGGGCCTGGGCGCTCTCGCAAGAGTGGGCCGACATGGTGCTGTTTGCCAATTACCGGCGGCGCACCATTAAGACCAAGGACGGCGGGCCTAAGGGCGAGAACAAATATCGTGCCGAGGGTTCCGGCGATCGCTGCCTCTATACCGACGAGCGGCCGGCCTACATGGCCAAGAACCGTTGGTCGTTACCCCACGAAATCTTTGTCGGCCAGGACAAGACCTGGGCCGCATTCCACCAAGCTCTGCATGAGGCGACCGGCGGCAAATACGCTCTCCCGTCCACCCTCAACAACAGTAAGGAGGCCGCATAATGGCCATCAATTTCAACGAAGCCGACGAACAGAAAGAGTTTTTGGGCGCAATCCCCCCGGGTTCCATGGTCAAAGTGAGCCTGAAAATCCGCGTTCCCGAATCCAGTTCCATGGGATCAGACACCGCCCTGACCCTGGCCAAAGACGGGAACAGCGAGCGGCTGAACTGCGAATTTGAGGTTGTGGCCGGGACGTTTAAGGGCCGCAAAATTTGGGAGAACTACACGGTGGGTGGCACTACGGACGGACACCATAAGGCCGCAACGATCAGCATGCGCGTTATGCGTGCCATTGTTGAAGCGGCACGCGGCATCAGTCCCAAGGACCAGTCCCCGGCCGCCTGCCAAGCGCGCGTCCTTGGGCAGTGGCTTGACCTGCAAGGCGTGGAATTCGGCATCGTCGTCGGCGTTGAGCGCCCCAAGGCCGGTGACAGATATGTGAATAATATCATCAAGCGCGTCATCACTGCCGACGATGAGCCGTACGCGCATGTGATGGCCGGCGGCGAATTTATCACCGACGAGCCCATCCCGGAGATCCCGCAGGTCGCGCCATCCCCCGCCCCGAATTGGGCAGCCCCGAAGACGGCGGCGGCTGCTGCGCCGACCCAAGGCGCTTTGCCGACGGCACCTGCAGCAAAAACGGGCTGGGCTGCCAAGCCGGCAACTCCTGCGGCCGGATCGGCTGGGGCCATGCCGCCGCCGGCGACCGGTGTGGCCGGGTGGGCCGCGAAGCAAACCGGTGACGTCCCCTTCTAGGCCTAGCTCATGCTCCCACGCCCTTACCAAAAACGCCTCGTGGACCGCGCCGAAGCGGCCTTGCGCAAGCACGGCGACACGCTGTCGGTCGCGGCCACGGGAGCGGGGAAAACAATCATGCTGGCCATGCTCGGCGGTCGCATCGGCGGCCGCCAAATGGTCCTGCAGCATCGGCAAGAGCTCGTCAGTCAGAACCTGACCAAATACCGCAAGGTCAACCCGGACGCCCGGCCGAGCCTCTACACGGCCGACACCAAGAGCCTGCGCGGCGACGTTATTTTCGCCATGGCGCAAACCCTGGGCAAAAACCTGGACAAGGTTCCGGCCCTGGATCTGCTCATGCTCGATGAGGCGCACCATGCTGCCGCTCCGACGTGGCGCGCCATCGTCGAGGCGGCCCGGGCCAAAAATCCCAACGTCTTGGTGGCCGGATTCACGGCCACCCCGGAGCGCGGCGACCGCCGGAGCCTGCGCGGTGTGTTCACGAACGTGGCTGACGTCATCACGATCCGGGAGTTGGTGCAGCTCGGCTTCCTGGTCCCGCCCAAGGCCTACGTTGTGGACGTCGGCGGTACGCAGGATGCCCTGCGCGAGATTGGGCAGGTCTCGGATTATTTTGATCAGGCCGCCGTTGAAGCGATCCTGAACACCGTGGCCGTCAACGATGAGGTGGTGCGGCACTGGCGCGAGAAGGCCGGCGGTCGCCAGACCATCGTGTTTTGTTCCACCGTCCAGCATGCCCAGGACGTGGCCACCGCATTCCTGGGTGCTGGCGTCAAGGCTGCCGTCATTCATGGCGGCATGGCCGACAGTGAGCGCCGTGCAATTCTGACCCGTTTCGACCGGGGCCAGATCCAGGTGCTTACCAACGTCATGGTATTGACCGAAGGATTTGACTCCCAGCCTGTCGCCTGCGTGGTCCTGCTCCGCAAATGCAGTGAGAAGGGCCCCTTGATCCAGATGGTCGGCCGGGGCCTGCGCACCGTCGACCCCGCGCTCTTCCCCGATGTGGTCAAGAAGGATTGCGTCGTCCTGGATTTTGGGACCAGCCTTTTGACCCACGGCGACCTCAACATGACGGCGGCGCTGAAGGAAGAGGTCGAGCGCGAGCCGGAAGAGGCCGCCACCAAGGTGTGCCCGATCGAGGGCAGCGACACCTACCGCTGGCCCGACGTCGCCGGCCGGATCGGCTGCGGTGCCGAGCTGCCGGTGCAGACGCGCACGTGTCCGCTATGCGGTTTCCAGTTCGAGCGTCTGGGAGCTGACGATGGTTCCACCGTCACGTCTGTCGAACTCACCGAAATGGACATCCTGGACGCCAGCCCCTTTCGGTACGTGGATTTGTACGGTTCCGGCCGGGCCATGATGGCGGCCGGGTTCACGGCCTGGGCCGGAGTGTTCTCGCCGGATGCCGAGACGTGGCACGCCCTGGGCAAGGTCAATGGCAACGGCGGCGTGCACAAGCTGGCCGCCGGGGAGCGCATGCCCTGCCTCGCCGCAGCGGATGACTTCCTTCGGCTTCACGAGACGGATGGCAGCACCAAAAAAACCCAAAAGTGGTTGCTTGAGCCAGCTACACCCAAGCAAATCGAGTATCTTCGAACGTTTGGCTACGATTTATCAATGGACGTGCTGGGGAACTCCGGGATGACCAAATACGCCGCGAGCTGCCACATGGATTTCCAGTGGAGCCGGGGCTCCATCGAACGAGCGCTGGGGGTGGGGAGATGAGCGGGAAGCATACATCAGGGCCGTGGGTCGTTGATGATTTTCATGTCAAGACGGCGATTAATACAACAAACGGGAAACATATCGCCATGGTGAACTGCTCGCGCAACATTGATCTTGAGCGCGACATTACGCCGGAAGAACACTCCGCAAATGCCGACCTTATAGCCGCCGCTCCCGACCTGCTGGAAGCAATTGAGGTTGTGGAATGGATCAGTTCTCACGGCTTCACTTTCTGCCCATACTGTAATCACACTCAACAAGCCGGCCACTCTCTTGATTGCCTCATCGGCAGCACCCTGAAGAGGGCGCGGGGTGAATCATGACCGCTGAATTCGACCTCCCCGCCATCGCGCAACGTCT